CTTCGGGGCCTTCTCCTTCTTCGGGGCCTTCCCCTTCTTCGGGGCCTTCTCCTTCTTCGGGGCCCTCTCCTTCTTCGGGGCAGGCGGGTTCTCCGTCTTCGCCTGGTCCCGCTCCGCCCGGCGCGCCATCGCGGCTTCGTGGCGCTCCACGTCACGACGCAGGTAGGCGCGCTCCGTGCCTTCGGGCACGAGGATGTGGTTCGACAGAACGTACCCGATGGTCCGGGGGGCCACGTCGAACTTCTCCGAGAGTTCCCTCTGCGTCATGTCGTTGTGCCCGCGGGTCGGCTCGACCCCGCGACGCTTCGCGTGAGTGCGGATGTATTCCGCGTCCGCAAGCGTGAGCTTGTTCTGTCGTCCGCTCTTTCTCGCCATCGACCTTTCCTCCTGCCCGGAATGGAAGCGGCCGGGCGCCGCTTCACGAAGCAATGCACCTTATGCGAAGCGAAGTCAAGAACTTTTCGACCTCGGCTGCATCAGACCCCCAACAGCCGTCTGCATTCGGTCAGGACAGCTTCACGATCCACACCCTCGTCCAACGGCATGGCCATGACATAGGCAGCCAGCGCATGCTCCAGAGTCTCGGCTGAGGCCGCTTCCTTCGCGGCCGTGCGCGTAGCAGCCTCCACCAAGGAATCGTCCGCGTCTGCGTGTGCGCCGACCACCAATCCCTTGGCCAGATCGGACTTGGCCCGCTCGACAGCCTCGTTCAACCGCTCAGGCGGTACGACGTAGCGGATGTGCAATCGGTCGGCGGAAGCCGCGTCGAAAGATGCCGCGGGGTCGCGGAGCGTGAGAAATCGCGGACCGTGTACTCTTCCAAAAGAAACAAGACCCTCTCTAGAAACAAGTGCGACGCGGCCGTAATCCGAACCGGGATCCGAGAACCCCGTCGGGTTCAGTGCTCCGATCTGCACGAAGTCCGCCTTGAAACTGCCGGCAGCCCATTCCCAAGTTCGATGAGCATGCCAGTGTGCTGCGAGCACCAACCCGATATCGTACTTGGCGCACAGGTTGCCAAGCACGTTGATGTGGATCGCGTCCGTCGAATTCCGCATCCACTCGGGCATCGTGTCGTCCTTGATGCCCTGGTGCATAACGAGCACGCGACACCGGTTGCCCGTCTCGGGCAGAAGGTTCTCCAGCGAGGCCCCCAACCAGTGTTCGACAGGCTCGCTTCGAAAAGGTATCAGCACTATGTCGGAATCATCCGCGCAGGTCACCTGCGTCGGCTTGTCCAGTACCTTCACCCGTGCCAAGCCGACGAACACGCCGAGAGCATGATCCCCGGGAAGACTGCTATTCCGGTCGTGATTTCCCGGGATCAAGAAGATGCGGTGGATGGAGTTTGCCCCAGCTGCCAGCACACGGGCAACCTCCGCCATCGCCTGCGGTGTCGGACGCATCGTGTCGAGAAGATCCCCGGCGATCACAACGGTTTCAGCCGAGGCCGCTGCGGCCGTTTCCAGCGCAGCCTTCAGCGACGCAAGATTCTCCCGACAGCGGAGGTTGAGGCCAGCCTCCACGGGGCCACCGTGTACCTGAAGATTTCCAATGTGACAGTCCCCGAAGACGGCTAACATTTTCACTGTTCCTCTTTCTCGAACGCGGGAACAAGCCCCGTACCGTTGCATGTCAGACAAGCCTGATCGGTGCGGGGGTCTTCACCCGAGCCGTCGCATTCGGCACAGATGATTTCCTCATCCACCGGGTCATCTGACGAGTCCGATGCGTACATGGCCCTGTTCCCGCTTTCCAGTGAAAACGAGGCCCGGCCCGCTGCCGCCCTCTGCGGTCCGCGCCTCCGCTGTCCGAGGGGGAATCCCGCTCCGGCCGGAACCCCCGGTCGCTGGGAACCGGGAAAGAGCCGAGGCGGGCTGCGAGCCCTACGTTCTTGACATGTCTCTCAGCAACTCGCTCACCGTCAGGAACAGAATCGCGGCCTGTCCCTGCGTCTGTACCTTCGCCTCGTCCCGGTTCTGAGCCTTGCCCCGGATCTCCACGTCGGGCAGGTGCATCACGCACCAGTCGCCGGTCGCGTGCGCGCACAGAGTCAGGCCCAGCACGGAGCACGATTCCATCGGCCCGCCGAAGGCGTCGTCCTTGCGGCTCCATTCGATTTTCAGGGGAGGCATCGTTCCCTCGATCCTAGAAAGGGTGCGGCTCTCTCGCCGCCCGTCACGCCTGGAATTCTCTCCCGCAGGAGAAACAGTCGGCGTTCACTGGCCCGTGATTGCACGGGCAGGAATCAGAACGGGATGTCCTTCTCGGAGGGCCCGCCGTCGCGGCGGTCGTCCACCGCGTCTCCGACCGTCCGGCCCTGCGGAGTGTAGGCCCGGCGCTCGGAGCCGCCCGTGCTTCCTCCGCTGCGCCGCTCGACGGTCTCCCCGCGCATCATGGCCTCGATCTCCCCGTAGGTCGGGGTCTCCAGGTAGACGCGGTTGTCAGGCTGATTCTGGATGAGCCAGAGCGCCTTCTCCTCGTCGTACACCCCGTCCTCGTTCACGACGAGCGGCGAGCAGGTGCGGTCGGTCATGAGCTTGTACTCGGTGTCCAGTCCCGTACCCGTGCGGTTGAGGATGAGGTCGAAGCCCTTTTCGGTGGGGTTCGAGTAGTCACCCCCGCCCTTGCCCCGCCGGAGCGCCAGAAGCTCGTCCATCCGGGCCTTGGTCACGGACCAGCGCTGAACACCCTTGCGCTCCTGTCCGCGCACCAGGATGTTGAGGGTGCCCCTAGGCTGTACCCGGTAGACGCTGTAGGCGAGGTCGCGATCCGCCTTGCTGCGCGAACCGCTGAGGCGCATGAATTCCTCGCACAGCGGACACGGCTTGTCTTCCATGAGACGCGGGCAATTGCAGATGACGCTCTTCTCCAATCCGGCGATCTTGGCGAAGTGCATGTGTGCCACCACGATCACTTTTTCCCCCGGCCGTGCGGGCAGGACACGCAGTACCGACTCACCCTGCGGGGGATCCCAGCGGCCGGTGATGGCTCTTCCGGCGTCCTCTACGGCGGCGCCGATGTCCTCCTCCTCCAAGGTCTGATACCGGACGATGCTGCTCCCCGCGTTCGGGTTCGGCGCGAGCTTCTCTTCTTTCTTCGGCGACATTCCCGTGCTCCTTTGCGTGGGCTCTCTGGCAATGTGGGCTGTGCCCCTGTGCCGTGTACCCATGTGAACGTGCAACCGACCGGGAATCGGCCGGAGTTGTGCCTAGGGCAGATCCGCGGACTTCATCCGACGGGCGTCCCGCGCCGCCTCGCGTACCGATGGGTCGGCTCCCATTTCGGCCCGGATAAGCGTGGCCGACGTGAGCAGGGCCTCCTTCTTGGCGCGGACCCCTTCATAGGCTGCACGCAGCTTGGCAGCTTTCTCATCGGCATCAACGACAACGTTTTCGGCCGCGATCACGGACGCATCCGTCTCAACGGCCGCTTTCACGTCGTCCACCGTCTTCTTGGTCGCGGCCGACTCACGGCGCACCCGATCCCAAGAGGCGGCGCGCGCCTGATCACACATGAGCTTGGCGCGCTGGGCCTGTGCAGCGGCTGAAGCGTGCAAATGGCCCCAGTACGCGAGGTCGCCCGGTACGCGCTCCAGTTCCGCGTTCACGGTGGTCGGATCGGCCACGAGACGCAGACTGTCCGCGAGGTATTTCCCGAGGTCTTCATCCAGCGGGTAGAAGGTCCGGATGTCGGATGTCATGGAAGCACCGCCCGCCGTGCCCCTGTCTTGTTGCGCAGGGCCAGCGCCTGCTTGCGGGCCCGCGTCAGCGCCGTTCTCGGATTCACGGATAGGGCTGCAGTACCGTGGCTCGCCCGGCGGAAAGACTCCCCGCCGAACGGGAAATTCTTGGCACGCGCCCCACAGACCGAGCAAAGAACCTTGCCCTCTTCCTGCCTTGCCATTGTGCCTCCTCGGGCCAATTGACCCCGCTATTGAACGAGTATGCGTACAAACGTCGTTTGGCCGTTCAGAACGCCGGGCACGGCGGCAGTCTAGTGCCTCTCCGTCCCTCCCTTTCGTATCAGGTACGCCTCCGATACCTGCTTCAGAATCACACGCCCGATCTCGTCGCAGCGACGCTCGACGGTCGGTTTGATCACGATTCCCTCGCGAATGTTGGCCGCACCGGGCACCATTGACCGACCCTCTGCGAGTCCGAGCAAAGTGTGATCCCACGGGCCGACGAACAAATCGGGCACGCGATCCACTTGGGCCTCGCCCAAAACGGCAATCCGCTCGTTTCGAGACAGGAAATCTCCGTATGCGTTCTGTATGTCGAAAAAGCGCAGGAACAGATCATGCTTTCCCGCGCCGTACTTCAAGTCCTGCACTTGTCCGAAGGTCTCCCCGTGGAAAACCAGATCGGGAAATCGCGCCAGTTTCACAGCCAGATTGTACCGATGGGCGACACGCCACCAGAGA